AGGAGTTGGAAGATGAATAAACAGGAATTAAAACAATTGCTCAAAGACAGCGAAGTAAAGGGATTGAAAATTTTTGGCAATGAGGTTTACGGCATTCCATCAAGTACAGTTTTAGGGCTTATAGACCAGTTAGACGAGCCAGAAAAAGGATATGCCGAACAATCTCCGCAATATCTCAAGAACATACTGGCACGACTGCGAGAGTTGCCATTGCATGATAGAGAGGTTTGGTTAAAAGCTATTACGAGTGAATTTGAACAGGATTTTAGTTGTGCAAAATGGCGTGAGGGATACGAGCAAGGCAAAATTGAGGGTTTGGTTGAACGTGAGAAAGTTACCATTCCGAGGTTTGTGGCGGATTGGATTAAGTATTGTAAATTTACTCACGTTGATTTGCAACATTCTTTGATTGTTAGCGATGTATATTTTTACAACTACGCAAATCAAAAAGATTTTTCAAAACTAAAAGAATTTTTAGAAACCGGAAATAATCAAGCGACCTTCGCTCGAGCATGGCTGGACGGCTACATAGTCAAAAAAGAGAAGCGGTATCGGGTGAAGATGTTAGGTCTTTATGAAAAAGAATGCTATTTGAAAAAAGGCGCCAGAACGGGAAGTTGGTGGTTTGGTTGCAAAACCGATGGTGTTTTTGATAAACACACCCGCAAAGAATTAGAAGAAGCCGGATTCGGCTGGGTGTTTGATTGCACAGGGATTGAGGTTGAGGAGGTACAAGATGACTGAAACTAATGTACAGAAGTTTTATAGGATTTTAGCCGAAAAGACCGAAACCTTTGGCACGAAAAAAGAAATGATGGTACAGCTAGGGTTTGAGGGCGCACAACTAAGCTCTGACAGGACTAGACTTAATAGCGACGAAAGAGCAGGACGCTTTCCGCCAATTCGGCTGATGATTAAGCTAGACAGTTTGTTTGACAAAGAGTTTTTGATTACTTGCTTGCGTGAGAAAATGGACTGCAAGACAACTGATAAGCGCTGGCTAAAAATCGCACAAGATTACATCGACGATAATTCAAAAATTGGGGGGATAACATGCGACAGTGAAGCAGAGCGACAACGTAAACTAAGACGCAGATTAAAGCGTGAAATGTACTTAGAGAGGTCTTTTGGGATTTGAGTATGAAATTAAAAATAGGTGATCATATTAGAGTTTTAAAAAATGGCATTTTTTTAAAATTGTACAAATCAAAAACAGGTGAATACGTTAGAGTTTTAAAAAATGGCAATTTTTTTAAAATTGTATGTTTGAAAAGGAGGAGGTGAACTAGTGGATAGAATGGGCGAAGTACCGCTTTTGCCAGAAGTTAACGAAAAAGTGACTATCCGAAGAGCAAAGAAGAAGTTGGGAGAATATCCAAGGTGGAGAGAGATAGCGTGTGACGAAGCCTTGCAAAAAGTGACGCAAGAATTTACTTTTGAAACAAGGGCTAATAATGGCCCGAGCAGGCCGGTTGAAAACTTGGCGATCCGAAGAGTAGATGCAACAGCAGAATTAGAGGAAATAGAACAAGCAGTATCAAGGTTATACAATCCAACTTATCGCTTTATCTTATATTCTCGCTTTCTAAAAACATTGCCAGAACCGGCTTATATCATCTACAATGAGTTAGGGATTGAGAAAACACGCTATCAAGAGCTGCTAGACTGCGCCTTGCTAGCTTTTGCAGAGCAGTACCGCAACTCTGCTTTAGTTTGCGAAAAGCGGTAAAAAAGCGGTAAAAAGACGGTAAATACTGGCTTTTGATAGTGTTACAATAGTATTGTCAAGAAATTGACAGATGGATTTTTCAACTTTTTCCATACGTTACTCCTATGATATTCTGGGCTAGCAGTTGTCAAAAGCTGTTAGCTCATAAGGCCACACGAAAGCGCGGACGTTGACTAAACGAGCGATGTTTCATAATCTCTTTTAAAATATTTTTTCAATTTTTTACCTTTCTGAATTTCCCTGCTTGTGGCCGGCAGGGTTTATAGACGATTTAGGGAAGTCAACCGGTTCAAGTCCGGTATCGTCTTTAGGCAGATAAGCAACAGTCTGCCGGCTGAAACTTTTTCTATTTTATTAAACTCCTAATAATTATTTTTTGGAAGTCGTAGCAAGGTGCTGCGAGAGCGCAGGTTCGAGTCCTGCACGGCTTTTAACTTAGAAATGGCTGCGGAGCGGCTGGACCTCGCATGATTGCGCAACTACTTATATCCTAGGTAAGTTATAAGTTGGACGGTTTGATTCCGTCAGAGGTTTTAAGTTTTGTTTTGTATTAGTCGCATAAAGCGGCTTTTTATTTTGTCTGAAAGGAGGTCGAAAAATGAACGACCGTGAGAAGTTAGCGATTAAAGAATTGAAGATGATAGCAAATGACCTTATGTCTGATTGGCCGGCCTCTAGAAATAGACAGAAGTCCTTTGTGCTGGCTTATATGGCTAATGGTTTTCAAAATGCTACGCAAGCAGCAAAAGAAGCTGGCTTTAGCGAGAAAAGCGCCCACACAACCGCACATAAAATGCTCTCTGGTTCTGAAAAGTTCCTACATATTCCACCAGTCGTTGAGAAATTAAAAAAAGCTTTTGACGAGCGCAGGACAGAGTTGTCACTTCTAACGTCAGTAGATATACAGCAGTTTTGGGCTAAGATTATCAGACGTGAGATTCAAGATGTAAAGCTTGTGGGAGATGGCGAGGGTTACCAGACAGCAAAAGAGGTGCCACCTGACCTAGCAGTCATGCTATCAGCCTCCGATAAGTACGCTAAAACGCTCGGCATGTATCAAAATAATATTGATATAACCCAAAAGACTATCGAAATAAAAATTGGTGAATGGGATGCTGACGAAGAATAGGCCTAAGATCAATATTGTTATTGATAGGCCCAGCAGGGTCTTCAACAAGCATATATACGACAAACTAACGGATTACTCAAACTTCACAGAGGTTCACTATGGTGGGGCATCTTCTGGAAAGAGTCATGGTGTTATTCAAAAAGTCGTATTTAAGGCTTGCCAAGACTGGAAGCATCCAAGAAAAGTATTATTCCTTAGAAAAGTAGGCGCTACTGTTTACGACTCAATCTTTGAAGATGTGAAGCAATGTCTGGATGCTTTCGGTTTGCTGGATAAGTGCAAGGTCAATAATTCGGCTTATCGGATTGAATTACCGAATCGAGCTCAGTTTATTTTCAAGGGACTTGATAACCCGGAAAAAATCAAGTCAATCAAAGATATTTCGGATGTTGTTATGGAAGAAGCGTCAGAGTTCACGCTAGATGATTACACGCAGTTAACTTTGCGCTTGCGTGCTAAGAAGCACAAAGACAAACAGATTTTTTTGATGTTCAACCCGGTGTCGAAGGTTAACTGGACCTACAACGCTTTTTTTGTCAAAAGTCCCAAGAATACAGTAGTCTATCATACGTCATACAAGGATAACCGGTTCCTTGATAAAGTCACAATTGAGAATATCGAGGAACTAGCAAACAGAAACGAAGCGTACTACAAGATCTATGCTTTAGGTGAGTTCGCAACGCTTGATAAACTGGTATTTCCGAAGTACGAGAAGAAACTATTAAATAAAGACGAGCTGGCGCTTTTGCCGGCTTATTTTGGTCTTGACTACGGATTTATTAATGACCCGTCGGCATTAATGCACGTCAGGATAGACGACGAGAACAGGAGGCTGTACGTCCTAGAAGAATTTGTTAGAAAGAATCTGACCAATGACAAGATCGCAGAAAGTATTAAGGTCCTTGGATATGCCAAAGAAGAAATACGGGCCGACTCAGCCGAGAAGAAATCGAATCAGGAATTGCGGAATCTTGGAATCCCTAGGGTTATTGATGTGCAGAAAGGCCCTGGATCAGTCATGCAAGGAATCCAGTATCTCTTACAGTATGACTGGATAGTTGATGAGAGGTGTGTGAAGCTGATTGAAGAGCTTGAAAATTATACTTGGAAAAAAGATAAGAAGACGAATGAATACATTAATGAGCCAGTCGATAGCTACAATCACTGCATAGATGCTATCAGGTACGCATTGCAAGACAGGATTTTACAAAGCAAATCAACACAAGACCGCATGAAGAACGCATCTTATTATTTCAGGAGGTAAAATTGGAAGTAAAATTTTTAAATGGCACACGCTTCGACAGTAGATCGAACGAACAATTTATGATGATGCTCGAAGAATTCGAGGTAATCGAATATGGTTCTGATAATTGGATTGAGCAGTTAAAACGCTATGTAAATCGTCACAAAGCAGAACAACAGCCACGGTTAAAAGAGTTGAAGCGTTACTACAAAGGCGATAACAACATCAAGTATCGACCTGCTAAAACGGATGAGACTGCAGCAGATAATCGCATTTCTAGTGATTTTGCTAAGTATATTACCATATTTGAACAGGGTTACATGCTAGGAAATCCGGTTGAATACAAGAATGAGAACAAAACCATTCTTGATAATATCAAGGATTTTTCGGCAAAAAACAACGAAAAGAAACACAACTCATCTATCAAGAAAGACTTGTGTGTGTATGGTCGGGCTTACGAACTTTTGACGGTTACAGAGCGTGATAGCAAGGCTTGGGTTAAATTGTACAAGCTAAGCCCAGAGCAGACTTTTGTCATTTATGATGATACATACGAGCAAAACTCATTGATGGCCGTGAACTACTACGATGTAGATTATGGTGACAGCAAGCGTAAAACGATTATCAAAGTCTATACCGCAGATCATATCTATAGTTATGAGTGGAAATCCACAGATAGCGATAAAATGGCACTCAAGGACGAGCAAGAACATTTCTTCAAAGCTGTACCAGTCAATGAATACAGCAACAATGAGGACCGCTTAGGTTCTTATGAGTCGGTTTTGGATAACATTGATGCTTACGACTTGTCACAATCCGAACTTGCGAATTTTCAGCAAAATAGTAACGATGCCATCTTGATGATTAAGGGGAATCCGTACACAGGAGCAGAAGAAAACGACTTTTTTGAAGACGGACGAATCAATCCAAACGGTCGTTTGTATGTGTCTCAAGCTTACAAAAAAGCGCAAGTCCTTATTTTGGATGACAATCCGAATCCGGGCGGAGCGAATCCTGACGCTAGCTATTTGATTAAGTCGTACGATAGCCAAGGCGCAGAGGCATACAAGCAACGCTTAGTCAATGATATTTTGCGTTTTACATTTACGCCAGACACACTTGATAACAATTTTTCAGGCACACAATCTGGCGAATCAATGAAGTATAAGCTCATGGCTAGCGATAATTATAGAGAGCAACAAGAAGACCTGTTTGAAGCTGGTCTCATGCGTCGCTTGCGATTAGCTGTCAACATCTGGACAATCCAAGGGAATGAAAATACAGCCTACGAGTTAATCAATGAGACATCAGTAGTATTCAAGCCTAATATTCCTCAAAATGAAAAAGAAATCGTTGAGATGATTAAGTCATTGTACGGAATTGTCAGCGACCAGACTGTATTTGAATTGTTGAATCAAGTTACTGGTGTAGACGCTGAAGATGAGTTGGAACGTTTGAAAGAGCAAGAAGCCTTAGAGCAACCAGAACCACGATTAGAACCAGTAAATGAGGTGGTCGACGATGAGCAAGAAGCTGAACCAAAACCATCTTGATTATTGGTCAGGGCGATCAGATGAAATCTTTCGTTATCTAGACCGAAAAGATATTGATTTTTTTGGAGAATTAAACAAGGTCTATCAAGAACAAGCTAACGAAATGCAAAAGGCTTTTTATGATTTTGTAAGCAAGTATTCCGAAAACGGCTCAATGAGCTATCGTGAGGCGCTACAGCGATTGAAAGGCACTGACCTGTCAGATTATCGGGATAATGCGAAAAAGTATCGTGAGCAGGCCGAGAAAGACCCAGAATTGCTTAAAAGGCTCAATGAACAGTATACAGCTGCACGCGCTACAAGATTAGAGTCTTTGCAACTAGATATGCTCTTTCGCGCAGGTATAACAAGAGGAATCATTGCTGATAAGTTTGAAAGTTATTTACAGAAAATGGCTTTTATGGGCTATAAAAAGGCTATGAGCGGTCGGGCTGGTACAATCAACGAACCTGCTTTAAAAGAATTAGTCAGGACTCCATTTGACGGCTATAACTACAGTCAGCAATTGTGGGGCAATACAGACAATCTTGTTAAGGATTTAAAAAAAGTTCTTAAGACTGGTTTTGTCCGTGGAGATCACCCGCGCACGATGGCTAGAGATTTAGCACAAAAATACAAAGTAGCCAACAGTCGAGCTGAAACGCTCATCAGGACAGATGGAACGATGATTGTTAATCGCTCCGCTGTTCAGCGATACAAGGACGCGGGATTAAAATACTACCGCATTTTGGTTCATCTGGATAATCGAACGACTGAAATATGTAAAAGAATTCATGCGGAAGATAAGCGATATTTGATTGACGAGATGCAGGCAGGAGTAAACGCTCCGCCTTTTCATTTCAACTGTCGGTCTGGTATAATACCGGATGAAGAAGAATTGAACGGAAATCTTGAAAATAATTCAGATGAGGTGTATAATCTAAGTAAGAGGGATGGAACAGCTGAATACTACAGCGAGCGGCTTTTGGATCGGATTTCAAAGATAGAACCAAGAATCACAAACGATATGCAACGTATTGCGGGTGAGAACAGATTGGCGGGTCTTGAGTTCCGGAAGAAAACAGCCGAGTCGCTAGCTCGTAAAATTACAACTGATAGCCAAGTTGATAATATAAGTTTATCGAAGGCTGCAAGTGAAATTAACGATGCTTTGCGGTATACAACTATTTTCGATCCTGATACTTTTGAAAAGGAGTATCAGGAGATAACACAACGTCTCTTTGCAGACGGATATAAAGTTGTAAAAGTAAAAAACACTTGGTTAATAGATGGAGCATATAAAGGTGTGAATACAGTCGTAGAAAAAGATGGTATCAACTTTGAAATGCAATATCATACTCAAGAAAGTTTTGATTTAAAGAACGGCCCTTTGCATGAGCTCTATGAGAAATATCGTGATGCAGGTACATCTGATCAAGAACGAATGAAATTATTCAAAAAAATGCTTGATTTAAGTAACGGGCTTGACATTCCTAAAAATATAGAGAGGGTGAAGTGATATGAAAGATATTAAATACTACCATACAAAGACGAACAATCCTCAAGTACTTCGTTTAATTGATGGTGTCATGCAAGTTTTTGACATTGAAAAAAAGTGGGTTGATAGCATTGATTGGTTTAACAAAATTTTTTTCAACGACTTCACGGATTTTGAAGAAATTTCAGAAAATG